GTATAGGTCTTAACTGGCATCTTATATTCAGTAATAGCTTGTTTTAGCATTTCAATAATGCCGTACTGCACCAAAATAGCTAGACCATCTTTGTCAAAATGTACTAAAGCATCGGCTGACCCATCTTCATTCTCTTTAACTATTTCAACTCTAATATCCATCTTATGCCTTTCTTAATAAACTTCTAGCAAATTTAAGCATTGCTTCCCTTGTATTCCAACTTTCAAGGGTTTCATTAACTATGGCAATTATTTCATCATCTGTTAGTGTTTTTGCTGGATGGGTGTAGAGTGGAATAAGGTCATCTACTGGAAAAAAACTATTCTTGTCAAAGTAATTACCTTTCCCGTCTGTCCACGCTACTGGTTCATTGTTCATCTTCTTCCTCCTTTTCAAACAAATCTACAATACCCATCTGTTCTTTAGCCCTAATTGACTTCATATAGTTTTTAAGGGCTTTATCATCTTCTTTGAATATCTTGTTAAACATATGTTTTGTAGGCAGTCTAGCTGTATATTCTTTAAATGTTCCATTTAAAACATAGTAGCTAAACGCCCTACAGGCCCACTCATATTCTCTGCAATCTTCTGCTTTGCTGCATTTGTCGCATGGGGCTTCACCCTCAAATATTCTGCGTACATACTCATCCATTCTTTGACTCCAAATAAACCAAGTTATCAAATTCATTACTTGCTTCATAAGGGTCTGATGACAGATAGACTATTTTATCGTTTTCATAAACGGCATAACCGTCTTGGTTTTCTTCTTCAGTCTGAAAATACCAATCTTTTTCATTTAATGGCATTACTTTGTATTTGCCGGTATGGCGTGGAATAAGGTCTGAATAGTCAATACCCCATTTTTTGATGGTGTAAGTTATGTCTTTTGTCATTTGTTTCCCCTTTGTTGATGTAATGAGTTTCTAGTAAATTGCAATAGAAGTCACTAAGTATTTACACCTATGTTGTTTTTATACCAATTTATACCAATGTATATTGGTGTATATTTTTTATGGTTTTTTATACATATAGGTATCAATGTATATACAAAATATATACTTATAGGTTACATAATGTATCGTATAAGTTACAAAAACAGACAATAAGTAACATATAAGTTATTTAGGGCTGTATTTGGCAGTTGCTATCAATGGGCGAGAAAGCCGCAAAATAACCCAATTACTGCATCCTACATTGGCGGCTTAACACCCTAAGAATAAGGTGGGGGCGGTCTGCACGGACAGACATGGTAGGCGAAAGGGGATACGCCTCGCCCCCGTTGATTAGTTTAACCCAGTTTTGAGTTTGTAAAGACGCAACAAACATAGAAAGGCCTCATAGCCATCTTTTAGGTCTTGTTCTTTATGTTCGTATATGGCAACTTCATTAGTATCACCATTAATGTATACATTGGCGCATCGTGCAGAAGGGGCTAAAACCTCTCGGTAAGCTGCCAACTGTAGTGTATTCTCATACCAGGGTGTTTGTTCACCAGGGCTTTTTATTGTCGTTTTGAAGTCTAAAACTATCCCACCAAAGTCATGGCGTGGCTTGCAATAGAGGTCGCAACGTCCACCATAGCCCTCTTGATTCACTAGACTCTGTTCAGGAATCCAAAGCTGAGTGCCAAAATGGGCTGTGATGGCCTCATCTACCTTACGGACATATGCTGGCATCTCCGGCATATATTCTTGGTTGTAAAAGGCTTCCATAAAGTCATGAATAAGAGTGCCTCTAGTCATAGCTTCTTGTGATTTTTGTTTGGCAAGAACCAAAATTCTATCTACATATTCTTTTTCTTCTTCTTGCAAACCTTTTGGGTTTTCTAAAGCAGCTTTTACAGCTTCTTGTTGAAACCACGAATTTAAGCCATCTTTCGATAATTGTCCTGTAATAGTACTGACGCTTGGTACAAGCGTTCCTGGCGCAGCTTTGGCATCTCTAAGTGTAGTATTGCGGACTTTTCCAGTTTTTTTACTGACAGTCGTATATCTGGGTTGGCCCGTTTGGGCGCAGTACCAATGTTGTGACATAAAATTCCCCTTATTTGCATCTAGTTAACCATCTTTAAAATTGCTTCTCTTTCGGCAACATTTGTTACTTTTTCCGCAGCGACTCTAACAACCGTATTAATAACACTAACCAACCCCTCAGGAGTCATAGATATTAACTGCCTTGTTTCATCAACATGAAAGTCCTCATCGTGAATTGACTCAATGTTTTGTTGAATAATGTCATTAATAGCGGTTTTCATATTATCCTCTAAAAGGGTACATCATCTTCAATAGTGTTTTTAGGCAACTCATTACTGCCTGCTTCAGTAAAACCTTTAGGTTGTTTTTCTTTGCCAATAGATACGCTAAAAAACTTGCCCTTTGTGCCTTCCTTAACCCACGCAGATAGATAGTGTTCACGGTTATTGACCATAATGCTGCCTGTATAGTCTGGGTGATTTTCAGTCGTTTTGCGGTCATTTTTAAATAAACTCCCAGAGCCTTCTTTTGGTACATAAGCCATGATTAAATATCCTTTGCTTTTACTACTGGTTTAGGTGACGAAGCGGCATTACCGTCATCGTCTGCTTGCACTACTCCTACTACTGCTGCTAATGCGTATCTACGCATATAAGTTAAACAACTGCCTGCGCCTTGTGCGTCAGGCTTTGTAACTGGTACTGACATCTCTTGCATTAAATATTCGCCAGAAGAATGGGTCAGCATAGTTGTTAAAGACATGGACTTGTCTAATTCGCAATAAGTCCCAGGGAACTGAACCACAGCCAAATTGTTAGCAGCCAACAAATCACGGCAAGCATCCCAAACAGACTCAAGGTCAGCATATTTACTTTTGAAAAAAGGATTAGCAGAATCTTTCTTAGCATAGGTTAGTTTGCCTTGTACGATTGATAGTGCTTTTGCTAAGTTAGCAATGCTTTCTGAATGATTAAGCATGGTTGTCTCCAAAGATTGCACCAAAGTCATTAAACACTTCTGTTAATACTGGATTCTTTCTATGGCGATTAGGTTTGCCACAGGCTTGACGAATACAATCTACCTGAGATTGTGTAAGTAACTCACCCCCGTACTCCATACAGTCAAGCGCTTCTTCTAAAAATTCTTCGTGTTCTAACATTAGTTGGTTTAATTCGCCCATGTAAATCCCCTTAAATGGCATAGCAAAATTGCTATAAAAGAATATTAACACAAGTAAATTAAAAAAGTAAACTATATGCAAATAAACAACATATGGGTTAAACTTTGTGAATGGACACAAAATTAAAACTCACAGATAGCGCAATTATTGACCTCCTTGGCGGTACTGCAAAGGTAGCAAGAATGTGCAAAGTAGACCCAGCAGCCGTATCTAATTGGCGTATAAGAGGTATACCGGCTGACAAATATATGCTTTTAGGGGCTAGGATTGAAGAAGCTAGTCATGGCCTTGTAACCCGTCAAGACCTTTTTCCAAAGAATTTTTATTTAATTTGGCCTGAGTTGTTAAAAAGCAACGCATTTGGCTTGCAAAAGGATTTAGACGAGGAGTAAACTCATCTTCCTATCTCGAGGCTCTAACGACATACCAGGGGATAGGATTGATAGCGCTACTGGGGGTAATGGTTGAAACAGCGCAATATAGGTGGCGAAGATAGTGCCTATACCATGCAAGACTGTCGGGTGATGCGATTCCTCAATGGAAGCATTTGAAGGCAAACCTAGGTAGGCTAGGTGTGCTTAAACCTCTTGGAAGTAACTATAAGTATCTAGATACTATCTAGTAGACTAAATACAACACTAGGGAAAATACTTAGTGACTTACTAAAGAAACAATAAGAAACTGTAAGCACTCAATAACGAGTAAACATTTAAGGGGATTTAAATGAAAGATTTTTTAGGCGCTTGTTTATTAGGTGCAGTACTAGGTGCAATGTTTGCTTATGGCATACCAGCTAAAGCACAGACCATTCCAATGACTAATGCCCAAGGTTATAATGTGGGTACAGTCCAAATCAACGGCAATACAGCACAATTTGTAAACCCACAAGGTGTTACTACACAAGTAGCTACCTTGTACCCAGGTCAAGTTATTTTACAAACACCAAGTGGTGTAACAACTGCGGTGATTGGCAATACAGGATACACAGTACCGCCAAGCCCACCAACACCAATGACACCCAAAGTTATGCAATGAGTTTTACCATCTATACGCATGATGGCATGAAAGTAATTCAATGGTTCTTTAATATAGATGAACTTATTAAAGCAATGATTAATAACCCACTTGATAGGTAT